GAACTTAGGAGTTAGTGCTTTTGAGAAAGAAAAATATGAACGTATAGTTAGAGATAACATAAACACTATTGGTTTACATGCTATATCTTGGGGCCTCACTAGCTTAGCACTATCAGCAGCAGGAGGCGATGATGAGGATGAGGGAAGTGTAATTGCCAATCTACTTGCCTTTATAGGATTTACTACCTATGATGAATATGTATCATTGCATCCTATCATAGGTCCTACAAATTTTATTTACAAAGCTGCATTTAGAAAACCTCTATCTAGAGGACAGGAAGAAGGAACTATAGAATCTGTAGCTAAAGCTGTAGGTTATACTTTGTTAGGTTCACAAGTAGCAAGTTATGATGCTGTTGTTGATGCGGTGTTTGACTGGAAAACTCTAACTGATCCTATGTCTCCTTACTATGAGCAAAGAAGAGATGGTACAGGAGGTATTTCTGAATACACTTCAAAAGTTACAGGAGGTTTACCTAGAATTGCAGCAGCAGGTCTTAAGTTATATGGCGTAGAATCTGGTTTAAAACCTTTCTTTGATTCTAGAAGAGCTTTAGAAACTAGACTTAAACTAACTCCAATGGTAGGTATTAAAGATCCTTTAGGAGATTATATCCAAATCCAAAAGAAAATTACAGAACTGAGTAGAGAGATACTTCAGAGAAGTCCTCAAGACAGAGAGTATTTTCTTAAAGGAGAGTTTGATAAAATTAGACTACCAGACAAAGAAAGTTTTAGAAAAGACATGCAAACTTGGGTTGATCTTAACAACGCTAAGGCAGTAATGGAAAGTACTAATCCTACTATAAGAATGATGAAGCGTGAAAAAGATGCAAGTACACAAGAAGGAGTAGGAGATAAAAAATTACTAGAAGCCTTTTCAGGTCAGTTAGGATTAACTCTCTACGATCCCACTAAAGATACAAAGGCACAACAAGAAAAGGTAATAGAGAAAGGACTTCAATCTGTTAGAAAAACAAGAGTAATGTCTGAAATAATTGCACCTGATAGTCAGTATCAAACTCCTGAGTAAAAAGATGTTGACAAAACAATAATTAAAGTTAAATTTGTAATAGAGCCATAAGGCTGGATTAAAATCGATACAATATGAGCGTAAATGCAGAACAACTAATGAACGAGCAATCTAAGAAGTTAAGACAGATTGCTGCAAACACAGGACTAACAGCTGGAGCTGGAGGCTTTGTACGTCACACAACTGGTACAGTTAATGATGTACAGTACTCCGCACTGATACCTCAAGAAGACACAGTATTTACTTCCTTTAAAGTTAATGGAGTAGAGCGTCTTACTGTAAATGGTATGAGTGGAGTTACCTTTAAACAGTTTGCATACTTACCAGGTGGAGGAATCATCACAGGATTTGCTATCTCATCTGGTAGTGTAATTGCTTACAAGTAAACCTTACTATGTTTGTAGGTATAGGTATAGGTATTAACAGACAAAGATTTGCTGGTTTTTTATCAGCTTATTCAACGCGCGTTCTTGCCGATGGGGGTTTAACAGAGGCAAATAGTTGCGTTGATGGTGCTAGTTTGTTACTACAAACTGCGTCTCTTCTATTAATTCCATCAGGATATAAAGCAGCTAAGATATATTCTCAAGTACCTACTAATGGTAATGGGGATTTAACTTGGACACGGGCGAGTGATGCGTGGCGTACCAATGCCAATGGGTTGATTCAGAGAGTGCCGTGGAATTTGTTGTCAAATACAAATACATTCAGTTCTTGGAATTTGGAAGGTGGTGCATTGACAAGTGGTTTTACTGACCCCGAAGGCGGATTAACTGCGTATAAATATGTTCAAACAACGGGTGGACTTTATTCGGGTGGTTTTACGGCAACATCAGGAAATAAAACCGCATCTATTTGGTTAAAAAGTGTTTCGGGTACATCCATTGCGTGTAATCTTAATGATGGCGGTAGTGGTAATTTTACAACTTTGACGGTAACTGGTACTTGGCAGTTGTTTACTTTTACTTATACAACATCCACATCAAGACCATCGTTATACATATATTCAATTTCAAACGCATCGGGTATTTATGTTTGGCATCCACAATTAGTAGAAGGCAGTTCAGCCCAAACCTATTTCCCCACAACCGATAGGTTGAATGTCCCCCGTCTATCCTATATGTATGGTAGTTGCCCAGCGTTGTTGTTAGAGCCACAGAGGACGAATTTGTGTTTAGAAAGTGAAAATCTAATTGCTTGGTCGACTACAAATGCCAGTGTGGTCAGTAATACAAATGAAACTCTTGACCCGTTTGGGCTTAATAACGCAGATAAAATTTCCGAAACAAGTGTTTCGGGAATTCATTTTATTGCAAACGTTACTATGTCGATAGTGAGCGGTACGACTTATACGGGTAGTATTTTTTATAAAAAATCAGCGTCATCGCCCGATTGGATACAAATAGCGTTTAGCACGTTGGGACTTGCTGGGTTTGCAAACTTTAATCTTTCAACGGGTACTATTGGGAATGTTGGTTCTGGCTGTACGGCACAAATTCAAAGTTTTGGGAATGGGTGGTATAGATGTTCTTTAACACAAACTGCGACAGCAAGTGGAACAAGCGGTGGCCCCGTTTTGGTGTTTACAAATAATACCAAATTGCTCACCCGATATGTAAACTATGCTGGTAATACAAATACGAGTATTTACGCATTTGGGGCACAATTTGAACAAGGTTCATACGCAACCACATACATTCAAACAACCACCGCATCAGCCACACGCCTTGCGGATTCCTTTACAAGAAACAACATCTACACCAATGGTTTGATTACATCAAGTGGGGGTACTTGGTTTGTGGAGTTTAGGAATAATATTGCGTATGTACGTGATTCATCTTCCCAAGGCATAAATATTGGTGATTCAAGCACAACAATTTCAAATGGATTGATGATTGTAAATACGGGAACGGGGCGACAAGTAGTTCAGAAAATTATTAGCGGAACTGCAACAACATTGTATACAACATTGACCGACACCGTAAAAATTGCTATCAAGTGGAACGGAACAAGTGCAGATGTTTTTGTGAACGGAACAAAGCAAGTAAACGCAACTGCATTCACAACTACATTGATGGAGTTTTTGAATGGTAACGCATCAGGAATACCAAGATTCATCCAACAAATGGCACTCTATCCTACTCCATTAAGTGATGCTGAATGTATAACCTTAACAACCTAAAATTATGATATTCTGTAAATACGCTTTCCCCGATGGAATGTGGGAACAATTAAAATCTACAATACAAACTGAAGAGCAGTACATTAGTTGTGCTGTAGTTGAACTTGGTAAAATCTGCGAACAAACAGATGAAGATGGAAATTGTATACAGCAAAGTCCTTTGTATTCTGTAGATATTTTATGGTACGCAGATATACCAGACTCTTTTTCTTTATATGAAGTTTTTCCTAAGCCAATAGGTGTACATACTTTTAGTGGTTGTGAATCTTTATACTTAGAACGTTTTTGTCAATTTAATCCAGAAAGTTCTTTTTGTCAAGTTAGTTAATTAAAATGAAAACTACGACTTTACTATATTCTGTGACTACTCTCTGTGCTTTCTTGGGTACTTATTTCTTTAATTTAGGTGCTGATAATGCTGAACAGTATTTAACTGTTGTGGCTGTTGTGTTTATTGATGGTTTCTTTGGTGTGTGGGCAGGCATTAAGTTAGAAGGATTTGAGACTCGTAAAGCCATTCGTGTACTACAAACTGCCGTAACTTGGGTAGTGCTTCTTACAGGAGTTCTTATGATTGAGAAAAGCTTTGATGGAACTTCTTGGTTAAGCGAAACTCTTGTAGCTCCATTTGTTACTTTCCAATTAGTGAGCGCAGTAAAGAATGCTGCCCGTGCTGGATTAATAAAAAACGATCTTCTTCAGTTCTTACTAGAGAAGATAGATAAACATAAAGTAAATGCAAGAAAAAAATAACACACTACAAGGGGCACTTATACTGCTCCTTCTTTTATTTGTAGGCTATCTAGTTACAGATAAGTTTTTATTTCAAGCTAG